ACACACTATTTTGTAAGAGTAAAAAATGCAGAATATAATTTTTCAAACAATCCATCTTATGTAACTGGAAGTGTTGGACAGATTTCACAAAACACATTTATCGGAGATCCTAAAACTTATATTACTACGGTTGGTTTATACAATGATAGTAGAGAATTATTAGCAGTTGCTAAATTAAGTAAACCATTATTGAAATCATTTCAAAGAGAAGCATTGATTCGAGTTAAGCTTGATTACTAAAATAATCAATGATTTGAGCCCTGTTATATTTATTATAAATGTAGCAGGGTTTTTACTATCATGGCAGATACAAATAGCATAGATATATATCAAGGAATCAATCCAACCGTTTTTAAAAAAGTGGATTCTAGCGATGTATCTAGCAATCCGTTTCAAACATATAAATTGTGGACGTTTTATTCGGGTAGCGCAACTTCAAGTTGTTTGCCATTAATTGGTATTTATTCCGATTTAAACAATCTTCCAGCACTAGATTCCGATGTTGCTTATAATAGTGCATCCAATGTAGATGGAAGTTTAAGATCCGTAACTTATTTTTCTATTAATCATCTTTTTTATAAAAATAAATTCGAACCGTATAATACTTTCGGTCCAACTAATTTCATACGAACACCTAAGTATTTGTATCAAACTGCTTCCGTTTTATCGATACCTAACATACGAGTTGGCGAAGGAATAAAACCTGCATCATTTACATTTACTGGCAGTGTTAATTTAGCTTCAGATATTTACGGAAATGTAATAGAAACTGCTTTTAATACAGCATCTATTGTTTCCGAAACGCAATATTACGAAGGTTTCAATGAATATTTTGATACAACACGTATTACGTATAAAAGTCAAAACGTAACATATCAGCCCGGAGTTACAACTACAACTGGAGCAACTTCTTCAATTGGATTATCAGCTAAATTCAATGGCAACGGTTACATAAAAGATGATATATTAGGACAATACAATAGAAGTAATGATTATAGTATTGCATTTTTTATATCTGGTGCAAATTCTACAATAAATAATGAGTTAGTATTAACTAAAGCTTCCGGAAGTAATACTCCAAAATATCCATTTCGAATAGAATTAAGCGGTAGCAATCAATTAATTTTTTCAGCTGCTGGCAGTACTACATTTAAAACACAAATTACTTCATCTACTTTCGTTACTGCATCTTGGTATCATGTTGTATGTCAAAAAACTGGAAGTAATTTACAAATGTATATTAACGGCACGCTTCATGCATCTGCTAGTAGTACGTTGTTAGCAATGCCAAACGGCCCATTTACTTCATCTGCAAGAATAGATAACGAACATCCGATGTATATAGGAGGATATTCTGCAACATCGAATAATTTGCAAGGTTCTTTAGATGAAATAAGAATTTATAACAAAGCATTGAATGCTACACAAATTGGATATTTAGCAGATCGAACAGAAGGCGGAACTATGTTGCAAACTAATAAAGTTGGAAATGTATTTTCTAAACAAGGAATGGTTGTAATATCTAGTCCAGACTATCGATATAATAATATTTTAAATGCACCGTATACTGCAAGTTATCGTAGTACTCTATCAATGTATGAATTAGGTGTTGTAACTAAAATTGATGCGGGAGATTTTAATTTATCATTGAATCCTAGTTTAACAATGGATGATGACGTTACGTATCAAACGTTTGCTAGTTCTAGTGCGTTTTCTCCTTACATAACTACAATTGGATTGTATGACGATTACGGACAATTGTTAGCAATTGCTAAATTAGCACAACCTATTAAAAAACGAGATGATGTTGATATGAATTTTTTCATACGACTTGATATTGATAAAAATATTTTACCGGGATAATGCATGATACGTTTAAAACAATTATTGCGAGAAATGTCTGATTCGGATATTCGTCGTTGTTTGGATAAAATTCAAAACAAACAATTCAAACTTATAGCACAAGGCGATAATGGTCGAGTTTATGAAATTAACGATGAAGACAAAGTATTTAAAATTACTAAAGAACAAGATGAATATGAAGTAGCACGTAATATCGTGAATCGTTATACTGAATTTACTACGTTTATTCCTGTTTATTACGTTGATGGTAAAAACATGTATATCATGGCAAATGCAACGGAATTACCAACGCGCACAAAACGTGAAATAGATTTGTTTATGCAAGACTTTGCTGTGTTTGCAAGAAGTGAAGGCGGAGAAGTTTCCATATTTGATTTTTTAGATGAAACAGATTCTATAGATCCGCTACTAGATAATTTTTTAAATGCGCTTAAAACTGATGTTAATAGAATAGGAATACCGGAATTTGATTTAGATTTAGATTTTCGATCCGATAATGTCATGATGTGGACCGGAAATTTAGTATTAGTTGATTGGTAAATATTTATTATATATGAAACAGAACCTATTAGAACGTATTATTAGAACAATGCTTTTTGAACAAAGCGAAGTTACTCCAATTGAATATGATCCAGAAGATATCCCGGTAAAAATTTCATTGATGAATGGTGCTGATAAAACAACTGAAAGATCAGAATACGAAGCTGCAGGTGCGGTATATGGATTTGATGTAAGAGTTATTGCAAAAAAATTCAAACCAAAACAAGAACCTGGCACGGATAAACAAAAATCTAAATTACCGAAAGTACGTGCTTCTGAAGATGTTTTATTTAAATCTATTAATGATGTGTTAAAACAACCGCAATTTGCTAAAGTAACAAATATTTTAAACCAAGATCATGTGGCACTGATAAGTGGAGATTTACGACCATCTGCTAGAGTTTTTTCTTTTAGATGTTGGGTATTTGACCGTGAATTTTTTGCTAATCAAACTGAATTGTTTTTAAAGAAAGATAAAGATACAACTGGCGATCAGGTACAAATATTCATACGAACCCTCGAACGAATAGGCGATTCTTCAATAAACAAATTTGAAAATGGAGAATATTATGCGAAACAATTGTTACTAGAAAAAGGTTTAAATCGACAAAATGTAGATCCAAATGGATTAAAACAATATGAAGAATGGTACAACAAATTAAAAAAAATTAATATTACATTACCAACCGTAGATTTTACAAAAATAGATATTAGCAAATTACCAGAAGCGCCAGTTAACGAGCCAGATCCTCCAATTGAAAAAATATATACTATCAACCTAAACGGCAAAGATGTAGATCTATATAGTAAAATGGAAAATCAAGAAATAACAATTATTTTTACATTTTTAGCAGATAAAATTTTAAGTAAAGTTACAAAAACGTTTTTATTTACAGGAGATATATTAGATGATAAATATGAACAAGATATAATTCAATATATAGGTTCTGTAACAGATCCAGTTACGATGAATAAAATATTTATTGGAACGATACAAGCTGAAGCTTATAATTCTGCTACTCTAGAATTAGAGTATCGTTTTTGGCAAGGAACAATTACTGATTTTAAATTTTGGGAAGAAGGCGGCGGCATAATGAAAGATTATCTAGTATCAGGAGATGTAGAAAATGGAGTTTTTGTAGATTCGGCAACGATAACGAAGCCGAATGGAAAAACTAGTACTTGGAAAGAATATATAGATTGGAAAAAATCTAATTAGAATAAATAAAATAATAGTTATGGCAAAAAATCATTGGCACAGCGCTGGTAGTTCAAAACGAGCTGCTGCATATAAATACGGTTACAAATCAGGATTAGAACATGTTGTAGCTGAACAAATAAAATCAGCTGATTATCCTTTGAAATATGAAACTGAAACATTAAATTACATAGTACCGGAGCGTCAAGCAAAATATACTCCAGACTTTGTATTCGTTAAACGTAACGGCGAATTAATGTTTATTGAAACTAAAGGACGATGGACTAGTGCGGATCGTTTAAAAATGAAACATGTATTAGCATCGAATCCTGGAATTGATATTCGCATGGTATTTCAAACTCCTACTCAAAAAATATCTAAAGGAAGCCAAACTACATATGAAGCATATGCTGCAAAATTAGGAATTAAACATGTTGCAAAAAAAGAAATTCCTGCAGAATGGTTCGCGGAATGTCTACGTGACGGAGAAGAAGTTATCGATGTTAAGAAATTTTTTACGTAAAGATTTGAAATGTGAAAAATTTTTAATACATTCAATGAAATTAATGTTTCATATTAATTAATGATTGATTCAGTATTGAATCGATCGTTAGACCAGAAATGTAATGTATGTGTCTAACCAATATTATTAATTATAATATATTAATATAAATAATTGGATTAATACAGTATTTTATTTATATTATATTAGTGAAGAATATTAAATTATTACAATTATTAGAATCAATTCTAGGTAAAGGTAAATCTACTTCTGGTAATAATATCGCATTCTTTTCTCCGTTTGTTTCTCACTATAAACCAAAATTAGAAATTGATATTCACACAAATTCTAACGGAGAAAATCCATGGCACTGTTGGATATCTGATAAAAAAGGACGCAGCATTGCGTCGTTATTCAAACAATTAAATCTTCCCAAAGAACGTTTCGAACAATTGGAACGGATAATTGAATCTACAAAATACCGACAAACTACAGTTACCGTATCTAAGCCAGATGTTGTACAATTACCGGTAGATTACAAACCATTATGGATTAAAAAAAATACTCCGGATTATAAAAACGCAATACATTATTTAAATAATCGCAACGTTACTGTTTTTGATATAGTTAAATATCGAATTGGATATTGCGAAGCTGGAGAATATGCTGGTAAGATAATCATACCTAGTTATGACGCGGCCGGACAATTGAATTATTTTGTAAGCCGTGCTTTTTATAAGGCAGATACACAAAAACATAAAAATCCTAAAGTATCTAAAGACATTATTGGTTTTGATTTAACAATTAATTGGTCACAGCCGATAGTGTTATGCGAAGGTTCATTTGATGCAATTGCGGTAAAACGAAATGCAATTCCATTATTTGGAAAAATAATACAACCTGCACTACAAAAGAAAATCATACAAGAACGAGTACGAGACATTTATATTTGTTTGGATGCCGATGCATTGAAGAATGCAATTAGTATTGCAGAACGTTTCATGGCAGAAGGATTAAATGTTTATTTCGTAGAATTGCAAAATCAAGATGCAGCTGAATTAGGATTCGAACGCATTACGGAAATTATTGAAAATACCGATGTATTAACATTTGAACGTTTAATGCAATTAAAAATGGGACTCATATGGACATAAAACATTATG